AGCAACCTTTCGGCTTCGGTATTTGTTCCCCACATCTTTCGCAGATATGGAAAGTGGGTGTAGGTGGACTGTATAGTCCCAAGTATAGTTGCAAGACGGACTTTTCTTGTAAGGTCTTCGATATTGTCGTTAGCACGGATGACAACTTCCGTAAGATTACAGAACTGATTTGGCCTAAGAATGATTTCCGAACAGGGGTTTGTTCCGAACGCATAGTTAGACTCTCTACGGCCATTCTTTGCTGCTTGTCTAACTGACGCTTGTCTGTTGAATATTCCTCGTTCTCCACTACCACTCTCCATTAGTGCAGTCCACTCACGCATGAATGACATACTGTCTGGTTTCTCTGTATAAGCTACAGAATTATTAGCTAAGGCACGGTGGGTTGCATTTTCCCACCAAGCCCCTGACTTAGCATGACGCATACGATCATCTGATAGGTTGCTTAAAGAGATCATAGCAGAGCGTCTAACGCCCCCTACAACGACAACTTCACCGATCTTACACATTAGGTCATGACACTCAAGGCTGGACAGTCTACGCCCCTGTGCGGCTTTGAATGTAGTAACAGCAAAGTTAAACAAGTCAACCAAAGGAGCAGGACCACTAGCACGACCACCAAACGTCTTGAGTTTAGCACCAGCCGGTCTAACTTTAGACACATCCCACTTAGGAACCTCACCAGCCCATAGGAGTGCCAACACTTGTCTCAAACCCTTAGCCCATCCTTCCTTGCTGTCCTTGATGACGACAGTCGTTTCGCTATCGAAAAGAGGCGGAACATCAGGGAGTTTAGTGATGAACTGACGCTCAACACTGAAACCAACCCCCGTCCCGCAAAGGAGGATGAACATAGCCTCGTCGAAAGACTTAGGATCATCTACGGGTAAGTAGCTACAGTTATACATACAGGTGTTGTCCCTGTTTGCAGCAACGCCAGCAGTCATAAGTGACCTCATACTGGGCATGACAGAAAGGCTAAGAATAGCTGTCTCAACCTCGCTCATAACATCGGGGTCACTAGACAGGTGGGGAGATAGTATATTAGACATATAACGGCTAACTGTCTCCCCCCATGTTTCACGACGACCTAAACCCTCAAGCCAACGAGCGTAACGACTGGTGGCAATAAAAGTCTGGTAGTCTGTTGGTAGATAATTGTTCATACTAAATCCTTCAAGTTGGGTCTTTTATAGTTAGGGCCTTTCATGACCTTACCGTTGTTGTCTTTAATTGGCTTACCATCGTCCCCTAGCTTAGACATATTGGACTCATGCACTCGCCTAAACGCTTCGTCTAAGTCCCATCCGAATGTGACTGCATAACCATAAATCACATACAATAAATCAGCCAACTCCTTGAGCCTATTGTGTGGCTCTGTCTCGTCTACAACCTCGTAGAACTCTTCCCGTATCAAGGCAAACCTAAAGTCTTCTAGGTCAGACCCTAGCTTATACTCCCTGTCCATAGGCTGTCTCATGTGGTCTACAAACTGTGTAACCATCTCTTGTGGTGTTGCATCAGGGAATATATGAAAATCCTTAATTTCATCCTGTGCCATATCTAGGAAGGCATCTATGTCATCTTGCGTAATCATCTTAGTAATCCTCGTCTAAGTATTCATCTAGGTCTATTAAACCCGTGTGGTGCAAGTGAAGGGCTACTTCATCCTCAGTCAAACCTGCGTCTAACATTAGTTGAAGTAGCCCAAAGTTTTCCACAACACCAAGCAACTCATGGTCATCATGGTATACAGACATTAGGTTTCAAGTTGCACTGTGTAAGGCTTATCGGAAAACTTAAAGTGGTCTACTATCTGGTCGATACGATACCCCAAAGAGGCCCAAGTAGTAGGCTCCCCACCTGCTTCTACTACAAGGCTCTTAAAACCCTTCTGTGTGGTTACTGGCCCTGATAAAATTCTGTCTATTGTGATCATTTCTTCCATCCTTTGATTAAGTCTATATAGTGATCTAGTTTAGTTATTACTAGCCACTCTTGTCGGTCTGCTCTAAAGAAAACTACTGGCTCATACTCACCACCCTGTTTGGCTTGGTCAACAAAGTCATAGATAGTCTTCAAGTTCTTTCTGCGCTTCACTTCAGCAGAGATAGGGATAAGCTCTCTTGCCCTTGGGCTCAACTGTATGTCCTCTCCTTGTTGGCCCATAGCCGTTGACCTAACATCGTCAGGTTCTAGTTCTGGAAAGGCTTTCAGTATCTTATCTCTTATCTCCTGCTGACCTAAGCGGCCTTTGGCTTTCGATGATGCGGCGGTTCCCATAACTCCCCCTCCGTTCGTCTAAGCCACAGTAGTCGGGCATTCTCTAGTACCCTTTCTTCGTCACCATCGTACCTATGTACCACGGTCTGATATAACTCCTTCTCGTTATTACAGTGAACTAGCATGTCCTCTGCTTTTACAGGGCCAACTCTGTGGAGCCCCTTGATGTTGTCTGCTGCATCACCCATAAGTATTTGCTTATAGAACCAATGTAACCCATCAAAGTGATCCATCAGGGTAAAGGTCTTCTTAGTTAGGTTATAGTGAAGACCCTTGATCTGTAGCATGTCTTTATCAATGGTAGCTACACAGGCTTTGTAACCTGTCTTAGCAGCATCAATAGCTATTAGATCGTCAGCTTCTTCACCCTCTGAGGTTACAGCACCCCACTCGTCAGACAGATACTTACGCACTGACTGTAAGTAGTTAGGCTTGGGCTTGTCACTTCTGTTTCCTTTGTAGACCGCAGTCTTAGCAATATCGAAACGAAAGTTACCTTTACCCGTGAGGTAAACAGAGTAGTCGCCAGTCTCATTATAGAACGAACACTCTGCAATAATCTCCTTCATAAAAGCATTAGCATACTCTAGTGCTTCTATTTCAGTACACTCCCGTTTTACACCATCTACCTCTACTTTGTGTGCGGCGGCACGGTATGCCACTATGTCGCCATCCACGATAGTCTTTAGAACTGGGACCATGTTTCCTCTCCATTCATAACCTTGGACCCTATAGCTAAGTCTCCGAACCCTGCAACCCTAGCCACGTTTTGACAATGATCTAGGAAGTCCTCGATTGTCTCTACATTAGAGGATGAATAGGAAGCCTCACGTTTATCGTCAGGCCCCCATGCTTCTTGGCTAAGAGTAATAAGCTTCACTTAGAAGCCATCCTCTGTTACAGTAGACTGGTACTCTACCAAGTTAATCACACCGATCTTATCAATACGGTGTCCTGTACGATCACCTTCACCATAGACAGTGACCTTAACTTGTACTTTAGTACCGTTGCCTAGTTCCCCGTCAGAGAAAGACCAGTTAGAACCCTTAGTCAACTCGTCACCAGACCAGTTAACTACCTGTGGGGCACCACCCAGTGTCTCTGCGATAGGGTTTACATTGTCACGCTTGAGACGAATGTATTGTCCAATACCATAGCCATCACCTGACCGTGGGTCTTTAAGACGCTGGTGGCCCCGAAACTCTTTTGCCACACCAGCATCCCAGTACATTTGCAGATCAGCTTCTGTCTCTGGGTAGAAGTTCATATTAAACTGACCTGTCGGGTGAAAGTCAGGGTTGCTATCCATGTTCTCCTTGAAGACCCGTGCATACTCTACGAAGCCCTTCATCACGATAACTCTTGCTTTTGCCTTACTCATTTTACATTCCTTTATATGAGGTTTAGTGTATATAGGATCGAAAGTCTATCTTTCAACCCCCTTTAGTGAATTTCTGCATAATTTTTACCAAAAGAATAGTCGATACCTAATGGTATGTTTAGGTTAACATCCTGATTGGCATATCTCATACAGTCTTTAAGGTCTTTAGCCAGTTCATCCCCCTTTGCTTGTGGTATTTCTGCAATTATCTCGTCATGGAACTGGCCTAGTATGTTGACCCCATGACCCCTGACGTAACTAACCCAAGTGTCAAAGCAGTAGACACCTGTACTCTGGTTTAGTGTGCTGAACCTGTCCTTGTCACTACGCAACACATGCCAGAACTTTGACACAGGGTTTTGTATCCAAGACTTGCCGAACAACTCTCTAACCTTAGCTTGGTTAGCCACCTTCTGTACGGCCCAGTTACGAGCCCAAAAAGCTTCTAGTAGGTTAGCTGCTGCCGTTTGTGTAAGACCTGTCTCACGGGCCAGCTTAGGGGCTCCTACGCCATATGTAGCACTGTAGTTAACCACCTTGTAATTCTTACGCAACGACTTGAGGCTAACTTCACCAGAGTTATGCTTGTCAATATCCTCTTGTGTTACAGCACCAGCAAACTTAGCAAGGTCAAGGTGAGGGTCAAACCCGTCCTTAGACATTTCGTTAACGTAGTCAGGATCAAGGGGCTTCATGTAATGACGCTTAGTAGTATCCTCTAGGCTTACCATATCAGCACCACACAAAGTCATACCTTCCCTTGCAATCAAGCAGCTACGAATGTCCTCGCCGTAAGGCTTGTCCACTGAGGGTAAGTTAACCAGAGGGCGTGAGTGCTTGAACCTAAACGTATTGGTCAGACCACTGATGGTAGCCTTGAGGAACCCGTCTTTCTCGCAGGAGATAAACGACTTGATGATACCAATACGATGCGACAACACAGTAAGACCATCTAGTAGGGCTACACCTTCGTTGACGTCTATAAGACGCTTAACACTAGCACACAGTTCACCATCCTTACGGATTTGTGGTATCTTTCTTTCTACCATGTTGACACCATCACCTTCCTTAACGAAGTTAAACGTACAGGGCTCCCACCCCATAGAGAACAGCCAATCCTTCACCTGATCTGGTGAGTTAGGGTTAGCTGGGTCAGTCTTCTGTAGCACCCGTAGGCTCTCTGTAGTCAACGGATACTTAGCTTCGGCCAAAAGCTCAAACCACTTAGTAGCAGCAGCAGATGGCAGACCATTCTTTAAAGTCATCCTTTCCAGTGCTGGCTTGTGCTTCATAACCCAATGCTGCTTCTCTGGCATAACTTGGATCAACTGATTGACCTTAACTGCCTTAGCTGCTTCCCACTCAACTAACAGGGCGTTAGCTTTAGCTGTATCAAGACGCCAACCATTGTCAGCTTGCTCTCTAGCAGTCCTCATTTTGGTTGTCAGATAGTCTAAGAACCTAAACTTATCAGCATCATTAAGATACAAACGGTCAAGCTTCTTGTCTTGTATCGACCAAAGACGAGAGTTGATCTTTACATCTTCCTGACAACGGTGAGCATACTCGTCCTGCGACAAGTTGTCCCAGTCATCTACTACAGGCTTAGGTACACCGAAGTCTTCACCATAAGATGCAAGACCATGACTGGCCCTCTCTGGCGACAAGTACCAACTGATACTTAAGGTGTCGATCAACTTAGCTTTGATAGTAATACCTAAGACCTTTTCAATCGCAGGAACATCAAAGCCAACAATGAAGTGACCGATCAGGGTATCTTGACTCAAGAAAAACTCACGCATTTCATCATAGTCAAACATAGACACAGGCTCTACCATGTCAGGTGTCTTGTAGCTTACAACGTGTATCTTGGTTAGCTTGTCCAAGAACCCATCAGTTTCAATGTCGAATACAGTCATGTGTCTTCTCCTTCTTTTGCATCCCAGTATGCCCTCTCTTCGTCATAGGTTTTGTAGTACTTTTCAACAAAGTGTTCAATACCATCTGAGTGGTAGTGCTTGCGTCTCGATGTTCCACCCCACTGCCCAGTGGTGTAGTAGTAAGAATAGCGAGGGCTGTGTCTAGTCTTTGGCTCCTTCACTTTGTAAATAAATATCAAACACTGATCTTCGTACACAAAGTAGGTTAGTCCTTTTGAGTCCAGATAGTCTGTAACGTGCTCTAGGGTTTGATTAGTATACTTTCTAAACTTGGCTTCCCCATTCTTCTTACGACCCACATAAACCCAACCTTCTTTTTCATTAGAGTCTTCCTTTAACTCTGGCATTATATCAATCTCCTATGTATTGTCTGCACTAACTCTATAGCTTGGCAGTACTCTTCTACTGTAATGTCTATCCACTCACCACTTGTGTCACCGTAGGCGCCTAGTAGTGTCCAAGCAGCAGGGTCATACTTATCGTCACACCCAAGCCTAACGATAATGTCCTGTGGACCTTTCTCCTTTGGGACTATCACTGTGTAAACCTCGTTAAAGTTATAGTACTCTTCTGTATTATCCATAGTCCAACTCCTGTAATGTAAACGTATCCATGTTAAACCGAAGAGAACCAGCGTAACCCTCTTCACTACATGGGCGGTTTTTCTCGACCTTCAAGGTCGTTGTGTTTCTTTCCTGCTCGTCTTCTGCTTCTCTGTCACGGCTCAAGTCTATAATAACTGAAGCCCTTTGTCCAATCATTTTACAATACTTAGGATCACCGTCATCATTAGTGTGTGCGATAGTGATGATACCTACATTAAGTTCTGCGGCTAACTTAGACAACCGTACAGACAAGTCCGACAACAACTCTTCCTTAGAACTCTCTGACCTACCCGACACTACATCTTGGATAGGCTCAAAGAATACATACCGAACATCACAAGCCTCACGAAAGTATCTGATCTGTTCACACAACTCCTCAGTACCCTGACCATCACCTAAGAAGAATTGATAGATACATTCGTTCTTAGCTATCTTCCTGATGGCGTCTTCTACTTGCTCAGTGGCACCCTGTGAGTCGATCAGGTCTCTTCGGGTCACATTCATACCCAAAGAGTAACTAACAAGCCCTAAGAGGCTCCTAAGCTTTGTCTCCTCTAAGTGCCAACTGGCGAATGGTACGTTACGTTGTATCAGGTTGTACTCTAAGAACCGCATCACCTCTGTCTTACCGATACCAGTGGGTGCCTTAATGACGGTAAAGTGACCCTGCATGAGTCCCATGATTTTGTCGTCAAGGGATTGTATACCTGTAGGCACAAACTGATGGTCGGGAGTTTCTCTAAACAGCTTAAGGAACTGATCAGCAGTGTTAAGAACATTGTCAGGAACATACTTCTTAGCATTCCACCAAGCAGACTTAAACTCTTGTCCAGCCCCTGCTTGTAGAAACTCGTTAGCATCTTTGTACTTGTCATGCGACACCCTGTAAGTCTTGTTGGGGAACAACTTTGATATTTTAGTGGCAATAGCATTACCAGCTTCATCCCCGTCAACACTAATGATGATCTTCTCAAAGCTATTGATCCATTCACTACAGTTCTCCCACAGCTTCTTAGAGGGGGTAGCAGAGGGCAACGACACCACAGGGTTAGTGTAGGTGCCAGACTTAAGCATCTGCGACACAGAGAGGGCGTCTAGCTCTCCCTCAGTTATGGTCAACATCTTAGATGATCCAGCGGTGAAGAGGTTCATGCCGAACAACTCGTCACCCTTGAACCCGTCCTTAGCCCAAAAGCTTGTGTGGTGTCAAAGGTCATAACACCGTAGTCTTCCATAGTAGAGGCTGTGATGCCCCTCATGTCAACATACTTGCCATCACCCGTAGTGGGTATGGTCTTTGTGGTCGGGATAACGTCAGCAGTCATATCTTTTCTATCCTTCTTTGGGTACTTATCTTCTGCCCAATCAAACTCAGGTTCATACCTTGACGGGTATGCTTTGCCACAACTGTGACAATAACCCATACCCTCTGTGTTGTAGGCAAAGGCATCCGAGGAACCGCAAGCTACATAAGGGCATGGTTGGTGTGGTATTTCAGTCATCGTGTTCTCCTTTCGACAACACATATCATATGGCAACAAAACCACAAGGGTAAACTTTATTTTTATTTACCTCTTGACAACAAACAAAAGTGACCCATCTAACTTAAGGGCCCTTTAGTTAAACATAAGTTTTTAACTATTAGTATTAAACATAATAGTAATAACTTATGTTAAACTTATGTTAGTCACTAGCGGGTAGCTTTCTACTTTCCATAACAATTTTACCATC